CTGAGCTATGGGGACGCAAGGCTTTCGGTCTGCGCTACATGATGCAGATGCAGTATTACAAGGCGTTGCTCTCACTTGAGCTTGGCCTTGATGTAGAACCGGCCTATTTTTGGCTGGTTGCTGAGACAAACGAAGCCGCAGACGTGTGCATTTATCAGCCACCACCAGAGGCAATTGCCATTGGTCAGGCACAGATGGACTACGCTGTCGAAACTTATAAGAAGTGTCTTGAAACCGGACAGTGGCAAGGATACGGTAAAGGAATCATCTCACTGGATGTACCAATCTGGGAGCAAAAACGCTGGATAAAATAACACAACAATATGGCAAATAGCACAATCAATATCAGTTTTGATCTTCTCGCTCTTCATGGCGCAAAGAAAATTACGGGCAAGGACGGCAAAGAGTATGTCGCGATCTGCATCCCAGAGAGCCGCATCAACGCACATGCCAATGGCAAGTGTTATCTATCTCTGGATGTGAAAAGCAACCGTGATGGTGAAGACAAGTTTGGCAAAACCCACAGTGTCTCTGAGAGCACCACCAAGGAAGAACGCCAAGCCAAAAAGTACACTCCATTTATTGGCAACGGAAAGGAGTTCATCTTCGATGGTGGATCTCGTTCTGCTCCAAAAACAGCAACACCAGCTAGAGAGCACCCATTGATGAAGGACGAAGATACCACGGATATTCCCTGGTAATCTAAATCAACAAGCCCGTTGGCCGAGGGTTATATCGGCCACACTTTTTATATGAAACTTACTCTTGAGCCTACAATCAATCCTCCGCGAGAAGGCATACCATCACCAACGATCTCGATTGAGATTCCAGATGATGACATGACATGCCGAGCCACAATTATGGACTTGGTGTTTCCATTGCTCAGTGCTGCATATCCAAGTAGCAACGTGCGTAATTATTTCAATACAGACGAAATCGACCTATGAATCCAAACAAAGAAAAGATCGCACTGTTTGACGACGCAATCGTCTATCACTCCTGCAAAGAGGAAATCAGCAAGGCTGAATCCGAGTGGATTGAGTGGGCTAGGATTCGCGTGATGGAACTAGAAATGGAGGGATAATGTGACTCTAAATTACCATGGAATCTTGCGACATTTCCCAAACGCCAGTCCCGATCTGCTCGCTTACAATTCCAAGCAAGTTACCATCATGGAACGAGATTCTAGGGATGCACCATTGGGCAAGAAAAAAGTTCAAGGATCAACTAGCCAAAGAATTCTTGTCCGTGTTACGAGCGTCCGCAAGCGACTCATTGACGAAGACAATTTGTGCGAAAAATACCATGTCGATTTATGCAGATACGCTGGAATCATATCTGGCGACGAAGCAAGCAAAACAAAAATTGAGACAATCCAACGCAAGGCAGAAAAAGGCGAAGAAGAAAAAGTGATTATTGATATTTTCTCTTGAAAAGCTAAACGCTTAGGTTATTATCATTATGAATGAAAACAAAAATCCAAACGCAGTTGAACTTGGAAGAAAAGGCGGCAGCGCAAAAAGTATGGCTAAGTCACAATCGTCTAAACTTAATGGCAAAAAGGGCGGAAGACCGAAAAAAAATGGTGGGAAATCAATTTGATAACCTTTTGGTTCTTGATCATCAATTTCAATATCTAAAAAACAAATGGTACTGCTTTTGTGCATGTAGTTGTGGAAACAAAAAATGGATAGGCATTGATGGGAAAAAGCTGAAGCAGAAAAGTTGCGGTTGCCTAAAAGGTAAAAATTCACCTGTAAAACACGGGCAATACAGAGGTGATACTGAATCAAAAACTCACATGGCTTGGAGATCTATGCTTAACAGATGTTATGGATCAAAACCTCAACATGTGAATTATCGCAAACGTGGTATTCAAGTGTGTAACCGTTGGAGATTTGGTGAAAATGGAGAAAGTCCGTTTGATCTGTTTTTTAAAGATGTTGGTCATCCTCCAGATTCATCTTACTCATTAGACAGAATCAATAATAATGGAAATTATGAGCCGTGCAACGTGAGATGGGCAACGGCAAAGCAACAAGCTGAGAATCGTTGTGACTCTAAATTTTTAACTTTAAATGGAGAGTCTAAACTGCTTACTCAATGGTGCCGTGAATTGAACTGGCCTTATTCTGTAATATGGAACAGAATCCAAAATGGATGGAGCGATGAAGAAATTTTAACAACACCAAAAGGTGTAAGAAGATGCCGGAGAACCATTAAATAATGCCAAACTCAAAACAACCATCCGCAGAATGCCGCCTTCACAATCAACTGGCCCGCACACTTAATGGAACGAGGGCATCCAAAGACGAGACTACACAAGTCCTTATCCACCTGCTAGCCATTCAGATCGCCAGTTATGACCCATTGATGCGCGATGCAGTTTGGGAATGTGCTGTCGATACACTGGACGATATGGTGGAGGACATCGCAGCAGAGATCGACGCAAACTTTATCAAAAACTAAATATGAATACACCAGAGACAGATGCGGCTGAGAAAATGGCTTTCTCTCAAAAATACATGGTTTCTACAGAATTTGCCCGCAAAATTGTACTAGAACGGAACAGTCTTATCACGAAATCTGCCGAATTGGAGCTTAAATGCCTCAAAATAGGTGAGGTGATCACCGAGTTAAACCAGCGCCTTCAAGAACGCCAGGAGAGCTTCCAGGCGCAACTGATCCGCATCGAGGAAATATGGCGTGGTAAGCTGGTCGAATCGCGCAAGGATGCAGACAGGCTTTACAATTGCCTGCTCGAAGCTGGAGTTGATGACTCTTCCTATGTGCAGAATGTGCTGGCACAGCACGAAGAACTGGCCGCGATTGGGTAGTTTTTGTTGACTGGGTATTTTGATGCAGTAGCGTTGGTTTGTCGAAGTTCTTGGGAGTAGTGTCCATCGTGAATTAGACGCCTTTAGAAAATCATTGGCCGCTCAGGCCGCTTCCTCGCCGGGTTAAAATCCGGGTCACTACCGGGGGAGCAACCTGAGCGGCCTTTTTGTTTTTAAGATGCACAACTGGTACGCAAATCTCCTCCTTGATCACCGATGGCTAGCGAAGCGCAAAGAAGCACTCCATCATGATCACTATACCTGCCAGAACTGTGGAAGGAAAAACCCAGAAGTAACGCTTTGCGTCCACCATCTTGGATACGTTACTGGTTGGATGCCGTGGGATTATCCATTGACGCTTCTTCAAACACTGTGCCTCGGTTGTCATAAAAAAGTTCATGCAGGACAGAAGCCGCATTATGTCATTTGCACCACTTGTGAAGGTCTAACTCCAGATTCAAAAGCCAACGGAAGAAATGACAAGCACGAGTGGATTTGCGAGGATTGCATACAAAAACAAGCAGTTGAAGAAATTGCCATGAAAACTGCATTTGTTTACCTTATGAAGAACACTAGAAATGGTTTCATTAAAATTGGATTTAGTAAAAATCCTAAATTTAGAGAAAAAACTCTTCAGTCTGAGGAGCCTGAAATCGAATTGCTGGCTTCTATTGAGGGCACTATCGACCTTGAGAAGGAGCTACATGCTAGATTTTCAGCCTATCGAATCAGGGGAGAATGGTTTCGATTAAGCGAGTTTGAAATAGAAGACGCTAAGCAATACGTCATTTTTCACCACGGTAGAATAAAGCCATCAGGAGACAAATTATGAGCCTTAAAGCCATCAATAAATTCAAGATGTGCAAGATGTCACCAACTCAAAAGTTGGTAATGCTTTGCCTGTGTGATTGCCACAATCAAGAGTCTGAGAGATGTGATCCAAGCGTGTCGCTCATCATGAGTTTTACAGGGCTTTCAAACCGGGCTGTAGCTACCGCTTTGAAGGATTTGGAGCGCCTAAAACACATCAAGATTAACCGTGGAAACGGATTCAAATCATCTTACAATATCGACATAACCAGTGAACCTCCTGCGGTGGTTGATTTAGCTAAACCAGTGAACGTCGTTCCACAACCAGTGAACCTGCCGCACCCCCGCAGCACGTTCACTAGTGAACCTCCTGCCATAACCCGTGAACCTCCTGCTGGGGTACCAGTGAACCTCCTGCCTAAACCAGTGAACGTCGTTCACACAAACAGAGAAGAACAGAGAATTAAACAGAGAATAACCGGAAGTACAGACAGGCTTGATTCGCCGTTGTTTGAAGAAACCGACTCACACGACTTTCGATCAACCATGGCAGAATGGTTCGAGGATAAGTCACAACGCAAACAGCGTTACACGCATCGTGGATGGAGGGCGCTCTTGACCACCTGTCGGCAAAAACCAATCGGCGTATTGCGATGCGCTGTAAACAAGGCCATGTCAGGAGGATGGCAAGGTATCCATTTTGACAAAATATCAGCCGAAGATGCGGCTGCTTTCGAGCCAACTTCAACAATTGCATTTGCCGATCCAATCAAGGACAACCCTAATTTTATGGAATTTCAAGAGTGGTTTGAAAAGCTTCCTCCAGAGCCAGAATCGACCATAGATGTCGATTTCAACAAAGTTTTGGAATCATACCGTGAAAATAATTCACCAGATGCCTCTATTTCGCACACAGATGGCCCTCAGAGCGTCGAGGAGGTGTCAGTATGGTAACGGTAGCTGATATTAGCCAAAAGCTCTCAAATAAAGCCCTGGAGGTCTGTAAGATGCTGCTTCCAGGTGGCAAGGAAGATGGTCAGTTTTGGGTATGTGGAGACATTGCTGGATCGCCAGGAAAAAGCCTGAAGGTGGCTTTTGTTGGCAGTTATGCTGGAAACTGGCGAGATTGGGCTGATGATTCCAATAAAGGCGATCTTCTCGATTTGTGGCGCATCACAAAAGGAATTACAGCGGCACAAGCCATCAAGGAGGCTAAACATTACCTTGGTATTAATGATCCAGTCGATGCAAAAAAGAAGGATTACCGCAAGCCTGTAAATTCCATACCTGAACTTGCCACAGAGGGTAGAGGTGTTGCATATCTCACAGGTGCTAGGCATTTGAAGCTGGACATCATACGGAAATTTAAGGTTGAGGGGGTCCGCGAAAGACAGGCTATTGTTTTTCCATGCTACGCGCCAGATGGCGAGTTGATCAATCGTTCATATCGTACTCTTACTGAACCTAAGCAGGTGTGGCAGGAAAAAGATTGCGCCCCATGTATGTTTGGATGGCATGCACTCAATGAACAAGCATATAAGGATAAAACAGTTCTCATTTGCGAGGGTCAAATCGACTGCATGACGTGGACTCAATGGGGAGTCGATTCTATCTCTATTCCTAATGGCACCGGCACATCATGGGTTGAGTACGAGTGGGATAATCTAGCTCCATTTGACACAATTTATCTAGCATTTGATCAAGACAAAGCCGGAAGAGAATTAACCGACAAGATCATCCAGCGTCTAGGTAAGCATCGTTGCATGATTGTCTCAATGCCTAAAAAGGATGCGAACGATTGTCTAAAATCTGGCTACACTCAAAAGGACGCTTTAGATTGGATTGGAAATGCCAAGATGGCCGCAATCCATAAATTCGTGCGTGGTGATGAGTTGGAGGAACGTGTTGTGGCTTCATACACCCCCAAGGAGGAAGCCTTTACATTGCCATTTTTTAAGGGCGATTGGCATGAGGGTACTGGGTTTTATTTTCGACCAGGAGAATTGACAGTATGGGGCGGCTTAGCCTTTGCTGGCAAGAGTACTATGCTTAACTTTTTGAAGGCAAACGTAGTCAGTAAGAGGAGATATATTTTTGAGGCAACCATGGAGATGTTGGTTGAGAATCAAATTGGCAGGTTAGCAAAGGTTTGTATGGGTCATGAGATCAACGAGCCGAAGTTGCGTCGATTCTGTCAAGAAATAGGTAGGTATCTTCTATTTGCTGATGTCGTTGGAAGTATAGCAATGGAAGAGTTGATGGAAATGCTATGGTTTGCCAATCGTAGATATGGATGCACAGATTTCATTATTGACTCAATGATGAGAATTAAAGGTCAAGCTGACATGGAAAAGCAGGCTGAAATCGTGAACACTCTGCAAAATTTTGTCAAGGAAAGCGGCAGTCATGTGCATCTCGTATGTCATTTTCGCAAGCCAGTTGAAGGCGAAAGACCAACAATGTATCACGTCAAGGGATCATCTGCACTCATCGACAATCCAGACAATGTTGCAATTATCATTAGAAATAAGGCGAAGGATGACGCTATCAAGGCTGGTAAATCTCGCGAGATAATCGACGCTATGCACGACACTGAAGTGATTATTGAGAAGCAGCGCGTTAGTGGTTGGGTTGGTAGCTTCAAGTTGAAGTACCATAAAAATACCTTTTCTTTTTCAGCGGCATCAAAATGAAGTTTTGAAATCCCACTTGCATCTCAACCAAAAACGGACGTATAGTTAGATACCGAATATGAAAACCATTGATGAACTGCAAAAGATGCTACTCGAACTCTCATGGGTTCTAGTTGATGATCGCCTGCCAACCAAAGAAGACGCCAACAAATACGGCGATGTAGATTGGTCTGATGGCGATGACATCTGGGAAGGTGCGTATGACCGTGGTTATGATCACGCAACACATTGGAGAAAGATTGTGCTGCCGAACGTCTCGGATCAGACACCGCGAACCCACGACCATGAATAACACGACCAACACGCCAGAGCGGTTTATTCGTTGGTTGTGGGGCTTTGTGTCATGTTGCAACTGCTCACGTTTCGGATTCCGGCGAGAGTGCCTTGTGGAGCGTCCTGATGGCCTGCATGACAATTTTATGCTCTGCTCAAAATGCTCTGGCATGGGACTCGAAAAACTCCAACGCGAACTCTATCCACCGAACGCCTGTCTATCCCACGGGGAGGGCGAAATAAAACCATGAATACAGAAACGACATCGCCGCCCTCCCCGTTGGGATCAGACAATTGTTCTGTGTCTTCGATGCCGAAGAAGGACATGGACTACTTCCACGGCCACGGGCGCGTCGAATACAACACCCCGCAATGGCTATTCGACGCGCTGAATATGGAGTTCAAGTTTACGCTGGACGCTGCCGCCTCAAAAGACAACGCGAAGTGCAAGCGGTTCTTCTGCATGGCCGATGATGGACTCTCGAAAGACTGGACGGATGAAACCGTGTGGGTGAATCCGCCCTACGGGAAAGGCATCACGGGAAAATGGCTGGCGAAGGCGTATGCGGAGAGCAAGAAGGGCGCAACGGTCGTGATGGTAGTGCCAGTGCGAGCCGATGCGAAATGGTGGCACGACTACGCCATGAAGGGTGAAATCAGACTATTCCGCAATCGGCTGAACTTCGACAACGATCACGGCGCGAAACACTATGCACCGTTCGCAACGGCGGTGGTCGTCTTCCGTGGCTACCAGTTCAAACTCGTCTCCCTGCCGGAAGTCTCGGTGATGGGATATTCTCCACAGAACGCATAAGCTCATGGATGCCGACCAATTAACGCCTGGACTCGCGCAGGATGCCCCTCGGCATTCCATGCAGCGCCTCGTTCGGCTTCTTCGTTCTGGATGGACACCTTAC